TTTGCTAATTCGTCACGGAGAGCAGCTTCATAATCATAATCTTCGGTGGAAAATTCCGCCGGAACGGCACGACCAAATACGCCGTTCATTAATGCATCTAGCTTATTCATAAGTCGCACCTCCATTAAATTCTCATAATCTGATACTTAACGCCCTTTCCGCCGTTAGGTACAGTGTAGTATTTTACGATCTTAGCATAAATGCCAGACTGAGGAGCTGCCTTTACAATTTCTGGAATTGCTTTTGCAGAATCAGCATCAGCGTCAGTGTTTACGCCAGGAATGACATATAGAGGAGTGTTTGCTAGATCTTCTAGTGCTTCCCATAGTTTGTCATCATTAGCGAAATTGCTGGTGCTATACTGTAGGCAGTTAGTGGTTACGGTGTCGCCTACGCCAAGTAGACCAACACGAGGATAATCGCCCTTGATCTTGCGGCCAAAGCGTTGTAGACCATAGTGCATAATATCATATTCTTTTTCAGTGGTATATACAATACCCATTGGGACATCCGTTGCAGCTTCTGGTGGATTAATAGCACCAGCGGCTTTATCAGCAACTACCCACATGCCATTCTCGCATGGAGCAGCCTTAGTGAACGCTTCTCCAAGAGGAGTCTGAGAAACTACCATACCAGTCTTTGGGAAAGCAACCTGGTTTAGTTCGAGGCTGGCGTATAGCTTTTCATCAGGATCACGATGCTGAGCAACTAGATCGCCTTCAACATTAGTAATAGGAAATCTATTGTATGCCATAAGTTATTCCTCCTTAATTCTTGCGATATTTTTCCATAAATAACGCGAATTCATCAACAACAGGTTCTGGTTGAGGAACTACTTTGGTTTCCTCACTGCCAGCCATTTGTTTATTAGCAAACTTAATTGCTAACTTGCTTTCAATCTCATTATAGGAGTATTCAGCAACATGTTCACGCACTTCTGCGAGATCTTCTTCATCTAAATTACCCTCATAACGATTAATTAAAGCGTTTTTGTTTTCTACTTCTAAACGAGCATGTTCAGCTTCATACTTTTCGATTTCACTACGTAAAGTGGCTTCAGTCTCAGACGCGGATGTAATCTGGGCCTCAAGTTCTGCAATACGAGCCTGAGCATTCTCATAATTAGTAGTCATTTCATTTAATTGATTCTGAAGTTCAGCAGCCTGTGCTTCAAAATCTACGGCAGGTTCTTCTGCCGCTGGCTCTTCACCTTCGGGTTCGCCAGCTGGCTCTCCTTCTGGTTCCGCAGCTTCTTCTTCAGCCTTTGGCTCTTCTTCTGGAGTTTCGGCTTCAGGTTCTGCGGCTGGTTCTTCAGCAACAGCTTCTTCTGCGGGAGCTTCTGGCTCCTGTTCCGCCGGCTTTTCTTCGAACGCTTCCGGCGCAGGAGTGGGTTCAGTCTTTACTTCGGGAATGAGTTCTTCTACAGTCATCTGATGTTCCCCTCCTTCGTTTGGTTGTTTTTCAGCCTCTTCGAATCTAGCTTTTACGTCAGCCAGTAAGGAAGAGAACTTTTCAAATTGATTTTCATATGTACCATCATCCCTGGAGAAGAAAGATGATACGGAGAAACATGGTTCATGATCACCAATGATACACAATCCCATGATTTCAGCTTTTGTATAGACAAAATATTCAACACCATTGATATTTGCCCAATCACCCTCAATTGAGTTAATATCAAGTTCCATTGATTGATTTTGTCCAACTACAAAGTTGGCTTCGTTGAAATAGCCTGTAAATAATACTACATTAAATACGGCATAATCACGAGTTACTCCGTCAGAATCAGTAAATGGTAGCCATCCTTCAAAGCTTTTAACATAGCCATAACCATTCGCGAGGGTTGGACCGGTATGTCCTGCCCATTTCTTTGATTCAGGATCAAAGAATCCAACTACTGGAGTTGTACCCCTAGTCGCGCTTGCGATTAACATTTCGGCTACATTATCTTTAATATAGGAACCATTACGATTGCCATACTTTGTAAATACGCCAACTTTTAATTGACTAAAACCGGAAGCGCCTGCAACTGGTTCGGCGGGTGTAATAATTTTAACATTATCAAAATAAATTGGAATGTTACGCTTCATTTTTAACCCTCCTTATCACATTGCTTCAATATTGGCTTGCGTTTTTTCCGATTTTTCATCGTCAGCCAATTCGGGTCTTCCACCCTTATTAGTTATGTCTTTCACTGACGCTGTTGTACTACTATTTTTTTTCGTTGTATTATTTTTTTTGTCAGAATTTTCATTACCAGATTGTGTATAAGATGATAATAATGGAAGCATCTTAACATCAAGATCTAGAAACTCATTTTCAAAATCAATAACACTAATTAAGTTACGCTGTTTTACACCCATAGCTATGCCAGCGCGCATCTTAGAATAACCAAACTATGCGCCTTGTAGATATTGAGCCTAATACTCCTTAATATTAAAAACAGTAGTGGGTAGAATTTCAAAATCAAAAACTAACCCGGTACGGCTAAAGCGAGTATTTATTAAGTATCGAATCCATGTGTCATACATATTCAAGTATTGGCGCATAGTACTTTCGAGTCTCTTAATAACATATCCAAGTGACATACTATTTTCTGGATTAAATAGCAATTCACTAGTACCAAGTGCTTCCCAAGCGTTCTTGGTATATTTCTCTAATCTATTATTAGATTGAGAGGCGGCTGAAGAATCTTGCAAATTCTCTAAGGTGGTATCTCCAAATGTGGTTAATACGTCTACAGTATCTAGGTCTTGTAGCATCGCGGCAACACCATTATGAATCTGCTCAACTTCATCTAATTCAAATACCAAATGTCCATCATTGTCAATTGGCATTTTCTGAATTAATAACTTATATAATTCATTTTCGTCACGCTTTTCTTCTCTTCCTACCGCGTCCTTTAAGTCAGCTAATTCCGGAATAGCGGTAATAAGCTCAGGAGTACTATCTTCTGCAAAGCAGAAGGTAACGCCGCCGGAACTTGCTGGAATCATAACCCATGGGTCTGGGCGTGAATGATTTCTCCAAGCGCGCCATGCTTTCTAAATCACTTCTGGATAATTAAGCAAAGCGGCCTCTCTAATATCATCATTCTTAAAAGCTGTAACAAAATACTAAAGATTAAACTCAAGAACACTTAGGTTATTGAAATCTTTGAAGCGTGTACGACAGTAATCTATAGGTAGATCCTATAACACCACTTTCCCACTATTTTCTTGCAAAATCCCAAAATATATACCGGACTTTAACCATTCACGAGTAATACGGGATAATGTATTCTTAACATCTAAAGCTTCAACAAAACTACAAGCATTATAAAATGCTTTAATAATTTGTGCTTTTGAACCTTTACCAGCTTCATAAATTGGACTTACCATAGTATCATATAGCGGTAAAGCCGCCAAGAAATTAATTGTATTTCTATAGCGAGAATTAGTTCTATAATAATAACGTGATAATTCACGAATCTGAGAAAGTTCGCCAGAACAAATTATATCCTCGATTTGCTCTTTAGTAAAATCATAGCGGCTAACGCCGTTGTAACGGTGCCCACCATAACGGGAGGCATACTCACGAGAATCCATTGGTAAATAGTTTATTCTTCTTGAAACTTTATACACGGATTCAAAACTATGAGGCTTTTTTGTTGGAACTGGAGGATTTTCAATTACTACTTCCTCTGTTGGATTATATTCATTATCCATAAAATTCACCTCCTACTTTTAGGAGTAAAAAAGCCAAACTAACCAATGTTCTTTTTTCTCTTTCTAAAAATTTCTTTATCTTCATAGTATTTTACACGATAAAGCGCATATTCAAGTGCGCTAAAACGGTCTTTTTCGATAGATTTGGAAATTCGTTCTACTTTATATTTATTCTCTACACCAGTAGGCTTTAGGCGCAAATTATTAAGTTCGTCCATTAGGCGTGAAGTCATTTCGTAAGGCATTAAGAATACTCGTCTGTCAAACGCAGTCATCTTCTATCCTTTCTTTGTCTTTAATAACTTATCCTTAACAATACGTTCATGTGCCAAGAATGTAGTAGAACCATTATTTATTGAAGATAGGAAAGCTGAGTTGATTTCATCCTCATTAGAGGATCCGGCTTTAATATCATAAATAATCGCATTATTATGTGGATTTGGCTCATCGGCTTCGGTACGTATTCCCGGCGGTAAATGATGCTCGTCATTAAAGGTATAATATGGCGGGAAAGATTCACCCGTATTCTAGTCAAAAGAAGGTAATACCATAGCATCCATTAAACCAATACCAGGGCCGTTACCGTCGATAACGATTTCGCGCGGTCTATAAAGCTGGATTAATTTTTTAAGGCGTGGTGCCTGTTCTGTAATATAGTTCGCGCCATTAATAACCTCTGTATAAACCACATTCTTCCTGAAACGCTGGTCCCCTGGTAGTACTTTAAGTACCATAATTGCAGTATTGGCATTATAACGGCCAACGTCGCATCCAATTAAATACCAGGCATCTGGATTGCCAGGAGTTACTTTTGCTTCTCTTTCACATTTCAATAAAGAACGATGACGATTTAGGCGGCGAGAGTCTAGCCAAGCTTCTTCGCTATTACCAGTCCAGATTGAAAGATTTTCGCGCGCGAATGATTCTTCACTAACGTTATTAGAATAACGCTGGTCTAACATTGTAGCCTTATCAATTAAGCCATAGTGAAGTGGTACTTCATAGGAGAGGCCCCAGCAGAAATACTCTTTCGGGCGCAATACGGCATTTGTCGCAATCTCAATCAATCTTGAATACATATATACAGTTCTATTAGAAGCTGTAGTAATGAAGGTCTGTGGAGAAGAAGGCTCGTCAACATTTAACGTACCATCTACTTCACGGCGCTTAACGTTAAGTTGCGGCCATAGGATTTCAACGAATGGCTACTCTTCGATTAGAGCGCACTCTTCCCAAATTGCGGCGCAAGCACGCAAACCACGAGAAGTATCTTTAGCAACAACTGTTATGGAACTACCATTCTTAAAGTAAAGTTCATAATAGTTATTACTGGATTTTACACCGGTTTTACCATCATCTGCTCTTGTAGCCAGTTCCTTCTCTAATAGAGGCCAATGACGGAAGAACTGAGCAAACTTATCTTTCGCAATATTAATAACCGTGCCTTTAACATCAGATGCAAGCATTATAGTGGAACCTGGTAGCAATACAGCACGAACGAGCGCACATAAGTAAGCTGTGAAGGATTTAGATGTTGCACGTGTTGCCGTCCAAAAGTGATAACGATAGCGCATAGACGCGCGCAAAGCGATTCGTTGATATGGTAATAAATGAAAGTTCTTTGCGTCTTCCGTATCCTAAATTGCATCTAAAAATAAGTCTGGATACAGAATCCAAAGATTCAAATACTTTGTAAAAAGTTCTTGATTTGTATCAAGAAATTCGCGCGTAAGCGTAATACCTTTCTCAATCGGTATTCCATCTCTTAATACAACCTCACCAAATTCATTCATCTAGGTCCCCTCCTTGCGTCAACTCGGCCGCAAGTTCGTCCCCGCCTTCATAATCAATATCAGCAGTTTCATCTATCTCCAACTTCTCATTTTCAAGTTCTTCTAATCGTTCTGTCATGTTATAGCGCGCACGCTTATCTTCAACTTGTTCCGCAAAGTTACCCTCATTATATACAAGTCGTGCAAGATAATTTTGCATATTTTCCATAAGGAAGTCTATGGAGTCCTGCGGCTCAGTATGCCAGTTTGGATGCCATCCTTTCTTTCCATAATAAACCATTAGTTCGCCAACGGACTCGAAGTCGGCCGCAGATTTTGCATTAGAAGCTGTAAAATTGTATGTCTTAACAATATCATCAGCTTGCTTCATCATCTTTGATACATCGAGGCCCGCGCGCAAGCCTTCCTTAATATGAAGTTGTAATTCACAAAAGTCACGAGCCTTTTCCTAAAGAATCGGCGTTGATACGTTTTGCGTAGCAATAATTTGATTATAGAAGTTGTCGAGCCATAGAAGCTGATCGGGTTTGTAGGCTGCAGACCAAACCATTCTCAAATGCTTCAACTTAGCATCATTAAGCGCTTTAATCTCATCATCAATAGTTCCTTCTTCGCGGGCTTGGCGCCATCTTTCATTTTCGTCTGCCCATCTTAATGGTTCATAGTGGTCATCGTATAGAAGATTAAAATATGCTGTTAACGTATGATCCTTATGTTGCTCATATAACTATGTCCATTTATTGAGGTCAAATGGTAAGTCAAGCCAGCGCATTAGGCGGTCAACTTCACCGAGATTATCCTACTTAATCATTGTCTCAAGACATGGTGTACATATGTAGCAAATACCACCTGGAAAAAATTTGGATGGTGTGGACTGAAAAGCTTCTTGCGGCAAATCGCGTTTACATCTGACGCAGCGTCGGGTCTTTCTTTCTGAGGTCTCCGTCACTGTTAATCACCCCTCTTTTAATGCGGTTGAGGCGGTCGCACTCTTTGCACGTATTGGAAAGCTTATCTTTGTGGGCGTTATTGCGGCTAAAAAATAGGGTGTCGGCTGGTAGTAGGCGGCCGCAATGAATACATTTTTTCCGCTAATCTACCGGGGTTTCGATTTCGAGGCGCGACATCTTTGCAACCTACGCAATCTTTTTCGGCACCTCGCTACTAATAATGGATACAAGGTAGTTTGGAGAGTATTCTGTAGCATACTTCGCGCGCATCTCGTCAAGAATATCGTCGTAAGCCATTCCCTACTTTCTCAAATTAATTAGGAATATACGTAGTTCACTGAAGCCGCACATAGAGACGTACCTATCAAAATCCCATAATAGGGTGCGCCCGTATGTATCAATTTTTTCTTGTAAAGCATCATAAAGTACACAATACTAATTGAGTAATGCGCGAATATGTTTAGGATCCTCCCAATTGAAGGTATGCTCGCATACAATCCATTTAACCTGTAAGGTATCCCCCTCCCCACGCGTCTCGTAGTCTGCGAGATTTTTGGAGATACGGGATGTGTAGGAATGATCTACCCGATTTTTCCAAGTATCGTAGGGAATCCAGTAGAAGGAATCGCCTGTCCAATCGTAGAATTGCGTTTTTGGGTGATCGAGGTTTTGGAAATGCAAAGTAGGTTTCGCGCTATCCTTCAAGTAATATTGGTGTTTGCGAATATCAATTAGGTTATGCTTGAGCTGATATATACGGTAGGGATCAGATACTAAAGTATCATTTTCATTTGGCTAAACCTTGCCCTATGCAACATCCAACATACGTTGCCACCTATCAATAATCTCCCACTACTCGATCATACCAGGTACGTCCGCATCCCCAATATCAATCAACTCACCCGTCTTTTTATCATATTTCGGCTTATTGATGCAGGGTTTGGGCATAGTGTATGATTGGCGCTTGTAGGCGCTACGAAGCTGCTACTCGTCAAAACCCGGAGTTTCCATAATCTCATCCAACGACTGTACCTTATCATCTTTTGTCTTATAACTCTTATATCTCTTATCTTTATCTATTGTTTCGTTTCTCTAAATTGAATTTTTGCCATTCTCATCTTTTCCGTAGAGAATGTAGGATGCCATCTGTTCTAGTTCGGATGGCGAGGGGTCTGTATCGAGCGTATCTAAAATATCTTCTATGGCGCGAAGGCGGTCTATATCACGCTCGATATTAAAATTGAGTGAATACTTCTTTTTCATTGGAGTCTTCCACCTCCTTTACTCCATTATATCATGTTTGGTTTGGGTTTGTCAAATGTTTGTTTTTTGTTTTTTTAAAGGCTTCAAAAATAAAAAAATTGGTGGATGATGGGGAGCGCCGGTTAGTCAAGGCTAACTCGAACGCTAAAAATCCCGAAAGCTACCCCGGGACCTGCGACCTGGGCTGAGCTACTGCTATTTCAGACCAATTCGGGTCCGAGTTAGTCATGACTAACTATCCAAATTTGGGCGCGAGTTAGTCACGACTAACTCTCCCGGTTTCACCGCAGAACAGTGGCGATCAATATATTGGATCAAAGGTAATTGGGCAAAAGGGAAAATAAAATTTTTAGAGAAGCAATGCAACGCAAAAAAAAATCTTCCCCGCTTAGGCGGGGAAGTACCGGGCGAGTGTTCGTTCGTTTGTCAGTTCCGCACCGTTCAGTTTTATCTGAACGTTTTTGCCGTTTATCACCGCATCCGGGCCGATCCAGAAGGGAACAGAGTCTTTCACCCACTGCTCACCGGTGAACCGTTCAGTGATCAGCTTTTCGAACATCTCGCCTTTGTTCCAGTGATCACTGGTCAGCAGGTCAGCCGATCCGAGGAGCAAGGCCTTTTCCCGCAGGGCTTTCATTTCAGCGGAGCGAGCCTTGATGCGAATCTTAGCGAAACCGCCCTTTGCCGTGCTTGCGTGATCCATCTTGAAGTAAACCGCCAACTGTTCGAAGGTCATTCCGGCGACCACATACAGGAGGCCAGCGAGGACGAAACCGAACCAATACTCATGGGCAACGGAGTTCTTGTTGTAGGTGGTGGTCATGGTGGTCATTGTCATTTTCGTTTTCCCCTTTCCTTTTCTTCGGTTAGATTATATCACAGGCCGGTTTAGTTTGTCAACCCCTTTTTTGAAATTTCTTCATGTGAATTTTGGTACCACTTTTGACATCTTAAAAAAGTGCATCTCCGCCGTGGGTCCGGGCCTTTTCTTGCTTCCTCTCATCTGTATATAGTATAGCACAGGCCGGCAAAAAATGCAATACCTTTTTATAAAAAAAAGAGAGGATTTTTACATCCTCTCGATTTCCTCGGTCTTTCTCGCAACGATCTTTTTTTCTACTTCCAGTTCAGCCCTCAGCCGTTCGATTTCGGCTTCCAGAGCTTTCACTGTTCCTTCGTGACGCTTCAGGCTATTCAGAGCCTTGCGCTTTTCCGGGGTGATTCCCTTTGCGAGGTCGCGCGCGATCTTCCGGGCTTTGCGCTCTTCTGCTTCGCGTGCCATGCGTTCCGCACATTCGGCGCGGGTTTCTTTCCGCTTGAGTTCTTCGACCTCACCATGAATATCAGAGCAGAAAACCCAAGTCTGAGCATCCGCGTATTCTTTCGCTTCTTCGTAATCAGTGAAGAAGTGAAGATTGCTCGTCGTGTTCGGCATCCCGCTCCAGGGGTCGATGCTCTCGGTGGTTTTCCAATCGCCTTCGACCATGTACTTATATCCCTGTTCCATCATTTCGTTATTTTCTTCAGCACTCAGCAGGAATCGGCTTCCGCCCTTAATCATAGTAGTCATTTTCTTAATCCCCTTTCTTTTTTCGTTCCTTCCCTTGGAACAATTGTATTATAGCATATGCCGGTCAGATTGTCAACCCCTTTTTTGAAATTTTTTTAAATTTTTTACATTAACGTTAATGTTAAAAATGGGCAGGTTCGCCGTTGGTCCGGGCCTTCTTTTGCTTCCTTCCATCTACATACATTATATATTAGACCGGCTAATTTGTCAACCCCTTTTATAAAAAAAGAAAGAGCAGTTTTACTGCTCTGTCCACCGTCCAAGCAACCAACCACCATAGTAGGCCATCAGAATAACGTCATCATAAATCTTTTCTGTTCCGTTGTCATCCATAATCAGAGAACAACAGTCATTGACCATCCAATCTTCGCATCCTTCAAAGGTAAACAGGAAACCCGTGAAAGTCTCAACCGTCACCGTATCGGATTCATAATCCACACTCACCACGCGGGCCGTGGCAGGATACATTTCCGCGCTCGCGACTCCAAACAGGACCAGCGCGACCATCAGCATACATACAATCTTTTTCATCTTTCTATCCTTTCTGAGGGGAGGACTTAGTCCTCCTCCTCCATCAGTTCCATCAGTTCGTTATAATCCTCATCGTGCAGTTCCGGGTTCATCATCCATTCAGTAGCCATCGTGGTGTCCTCCTCTCTCTTTCTGTACATAGTATAGCACAGATCGCGCCGGTTGTCAACACCTTTTTGAAAAATTTTTTAAAAAGAATGAGCGGATTTCTCCGCTCATTCTAACTCGGTAATCAATTCGCAAACAGTCAACTCACCAAAGAAACCTTTTTCTTTTTCTTTTTTGAGCGCTTCTGCTTCTTCGATGGTATCGAAATAAGCATTATTCATTACGAACGGCGGATCAGGCCGAAAATGCGGATCAGTATAAGGATCAGCCATAACATAGTATTTAACATCACAGAGCTTTTCCACAAAGGTGGTTACAGGGCGAGTCAGCATCTTTTTCATTTTCTTTATCTCCTTTCGTTTCCCTTTCGACATTGTTATTATATCATATCCCGGCGAGGTTGTCAAGCACTTTTTCAAAAAAATTTCAGCCGGCCAGAATAGTTAGGTACCTAACCATATAAGTAAAAAAGAAGGGTTATGCGAGAGCATAACCCATGTTCTTCAGTTCAACCACGCGGGCGGCCATCGCGCCCTTCGTCTTGTAGTATTCGCGGGCGGTGGCGCGTCCATTGATGCGGGTGGTAACGTAGAATCCCTTTCCGAGTTTCACAGTTTCGTAAGTCTTCATGGTTTCCTTTCCTTTCTGGTTTGGTGGGTTTCCTTCCCTTTCTGTGATTACATTATATCATATTCCGGTTTACTTGTCAACAGTTTTTTTAAACTTTTTCAACGACTTCGTATTCGCCCTTGTCCCAATTGTACTTGTAATCAGTTTCACGAATCACCTTCACAGTGATTTCGAAGGTATCGGGATTAAAGGTCTTTTCCACTTCACGGACACCATCCGTGTAAACATCCAGACCTTCCACCGCTTCTTCGTAGGTCTTATCGGTATCGCACCACGCATACCGTCTGCACTCGCAATCCATCGCACGATCCACCTGAATGAAGTTCTTAGTAATATTTGCCATCTTTCTTTACCTTCCTTTCTTTCCCTTTCCACGGTCTTATTGTATCACACTTTGTCCGGTTTGTCAACACTTTTTTGAAAGTTTTTTTGGCCGGCCGGAAAGAAGGCTTTCGCCTTCTTCTTTTTAGCCCCTTCCGCACTCCGTGCAAGCGTGCTTCTCGATGCACTTCTGAGTGAGGGTGAAGGTTTCTTCATCCATAGTGTACTCCATGATATACCAGGCACCATAGCAGACTCCGAAGGAAACCCAGTGATGGGCCCCCTTGCCCGCTTCGCGTGCTTCTTCGATGGTCTTGACATATCCGTCAGTCAGTTCGTGATGGTCAACGTGATCATACTCTCCGATGGAATTGAAGGTCTTGTACCGCTTCGTCATGATTCTTACTTCCTTTCTTCGGAGGAGTTATCCCCTCTCTGTGACTATATATTATCATATACCGGCCAGTTTGTCAAGAGTTTTTTGAAAAAATTTTTAAAATTTTTTTAGCCGGCCAAAAAGAAGGCTTTCGCCTTCTCACCGTCCGCCGATAGGCAGAACGCAGTAATCTTCATAATAATCGGTTGTTGCGGGCGTGTAAGGACGGCGGTTGTTCCGCTTCACATCCTCAACATGTTCCTTTGTAGTGCAAAGGTCAGCCATCCGCAGATAGTACGGCTTCAGATTTGCATCCAAGCAGTAGCAGAAGAATTCTCCGAAATCCCGTTCCATATTGATGATTTCTACCTGTACGTTATCTCTCTTGTTCCATGCTAACATTTTTCTTTACCTTCCTTTCCCTTTCTTCGTCTTTATTATATCATAGATTTTCCGGCTTGTCAAGTGTTTTTATAAAATTTCTTTTCGATATTCAAGCACCGTTTCCTTCTGCCGAACGACCGTATAAACTCCGCGCTGATATTCATAGGTTACAAGGCATTTATCGCAATCCTTTGCAGTGGCGTGCTTCACAAAAGCGCCGAGAACAGAATCATAATCATAATAGGTTTTGGTGTCGCACCGCATGCCGTGCCAAATCTCCATCGTGTACATTGCTCTAATCTCCTTTCCCTTTCTACAACTTTATTATACCATAGACCGGCACGCTTGTCAACACTTTTTAAAAAATTTTTTGGCCGGCCAATATAGAAAGAAGGCTATATTATAGCCTTCTTAATATGTCTGATAGTTAGTAATATTTGTCAACTTTCCATTCTCATCAAAATCGAATTCAAGTTCTACATTCGGCAAATCAATAGTCGCGCCCGCACAGCAATACTCTGTTACAGTGATTGTAAAGCCTTCTCTTTCTAATGCTTTCTTAAAAACTTCAAATTCCGTCATTTTTATCATCCTTTCCTTTTGAGAAGGGAATCAAATGATTCCCTTCTCCTTTGCCTGTTCTTCGACTTCCGCACGCTGACGGTCGATTTCGGCGCGTTCACGCTTTTCCCTTCCATAATCATCGGACATCCGAGCGCAGAACTCGTTTCCATCGAGGACTTCAAGCGCCTTTGTGTATTCTTCCTTAGTGGTGATCTCCCACTTCTTTCCGAACGTTACCAGACTCATCTTTCTTATCTCCTTTCCCTTTCTTCGGTTATATTATAGCATGGTTATCCGGCTTTGTCAACACTTTTTTGAAAAATCTTAAAAGATTTTTTTAAGGTAAGGAAAATGTTCCTTTTCACAACATTCAACCGCATAAGCCAAAGCAAGAAGCGCAAAAGCAACATATTGCACATCATGATACTTTTTCGCACGCGCACGAATCAGAAAATGGTCATTTTTAATATTTTTACCATATTTTTCCATGCGAACGCGAACGTAACTTTCCACAAGACGGCGTTCTGCTTGCGTTGCATTAAGCATCATAATCGCACCAACCATTCGAAAATTCTTATCTTCTACATAATGGGCGCGAATATCGTTTTCACGCTTTTTCAACTCTTGTTTTGTTTCTCCAATTTTCGGTATTAAATATTTTCCAATAGGATCATTTTTTCCTACATAAAAGAAACTCATTTCATCACGTTCGATCTGCATTGTTCGTTCTCCCTTCCTTTGATGATATAAGTATATCATACTTTGGGCCGTTTGTAAAGCACTTTTGCCAAAAAAGTTTTTTATTTTTTTTTTTTTTTTTTTTTTTTTTTTTGAAAAAAGGGGTTGACATTCTCTCTATAGCATGATATACTTACAGTGTCGAAAGGGACAGGGATCTACTACCGAGAGGTTGAAAGATTACTGCTGTCATCAAATCAGCGGGTAGACAAAACGCTTTCGGCAAAAGTGGGTGCTGTGCGTCAGCTCGCGGACGGATTAAAGGCAGGAAGAGTCTAAAGCCGCCCACTATTTTTTTTTGAAAAAATTTGAAAAAGGGGTTGACAGATCGCGCCGGCCATGCTATAATACAGGTACAGTCGAGGACACCCCGGAGAGGGGAAAGAGGTTGGACAGGCTCACGAGGAGTCCGGCCCTTAGTTAGTCATAACTAACTCTGCGATAAAAAATGTGCCTGAGCAACTGCTCAGGTCTTAAAGTGTCGGTTGGCGCCCTTTCCCGTCCGCTCCTGCGGGTGCGGTGCCTGTGAATTTCACACGGTACTTGAGGGTCTTATCAGGGCTTACATCGCTCACATGGGCTTCGGTGGTCTCTCCGTTGCCTTGCCCTTCCGACATTGTTAGTATATCATAGTCCGGTTAGTTTGTCAACACTTTTCAGAAATTTTTTCGCCGGCGAGCCGACCGCTTGTTAGGCGGTCGGGTCTTCTCCCATGAACACCGAGCAGAACCGTCGAATATCCGTCAGCGAGAAGTCACGGCAATAATCATCCATCGTGCGATCCATGAGGTGGTAGCCATTCTCCACCATGTAGGCGAGAATTTCGAGCTTTTCATTGTAATCCTTCATCATTCATTCCTCCCTTTCTACGGTCTTATTATAGCATAGACTTATCCGGTTGTCAACAGTTTTTTGAAAAAATTTTTTGAAAAATTTTTAAAAAGGGGTTGACAAATGCTTACCGGTCTGCTATAATATAATCAGAGCAGGGGAGGAACCGAAAGGACACTGGGACCCACGGCGGACCTGCCTATCTTTAAGTTGTACGTACAAATACTGACCGGCCGGTTTGACTATCTTTGACTTTTGCAAACTGGCCGGCTGGGCACTTTAGCACACTAAAGCATTAAACCTCAGCTGACAAGCTACCTCGGCTGTCGAGGTACATTACAGAATTATGACAGCCGGCCAGAAAATTGTTAACAAAATTGTAACACTTTTGTAATTGACAAATCGCTCCGGTGGGTATATAATTAAGGCACAGAAACGGAAAGGAGCGAACGAAACCATGACGATGACTGAAATGATGACCGCCTACAACGCACGGAGTGCCGCCCATGCGTACGCACTCGGATTCGTGCGGAAGGGAAACCTGTACGCCGTGAAGCTGAGCTTCTCTCAGCTGAGCCGTTACTTCAAGCTTGACCGTGCGAGTTCCGCACGCGGTGGATTTGCGAAAATCCGCATTAAGCTGACGAGCAAGGACCGTGCCGAGCTGAGCGAGATCGCTGAGCTGATCGGAGCTGAGAGCCTGCTGACCGCCAACACCCACTACAACAAGGGCGAGAACTTCGAGAAAGAGCTGACCGAGCGGTGGACGGCTGAGACCTGGGTCAAGGATTCCGTCCCCTTCTGGGTCGCAGGTGACATCACCGTGAACGGTGAGCAGGTGCAGGTAAAGCTCGATGGGGCTGAACTCACCAACGAGAGGACGCTGGCTCGGCTCTGCGCCTGAGCCAGTCCCTCTTGACAAAACCGGAAAAGTATGGTAAAATAAGCTGAAAGCTAGGAAAGGAAGCTAGGAAAATGTCTGATACCATGGAAGTTAGTTGCCGTTGCCCTCTCTGCGGAAATCGCAGTATCATCACTTGTAAGTCCTCTGAATACAGTGCTTATCTACTCGGAGCACTTGTACAGGAAGCATTTCCCAATCTGAAACTCAATGAACGTGAAACTCTCATCAGCGGTCTGTGCGATGAGTGCCAGGAAAAGTACATGAGCGATGATGGCGATGATTGTGATGGGGATTGCGAAAATTGTATGGACTTCCTCTGTCCTGGTAAGACCTACGAAGAAACAACTGCTGAATAAGAAAAGTTCATCCTAACTGGATGAACCTTTTTCAGCCGGCCCAGTTAGTTACGTCTAATAACTAACTGGATATGAGTTGTATCACGATAGGGATCAAGGTTCAGATATGCCCATTTATCAGCATAGAAAGGAAGGAGATACTGATTAATATAGATAATTCTATATTCATCTTTATTGATAAGAGCCATAAAATCTTCTACTTTGAAAGAGAAATAATCCTCTTCCATTTCCTGCTCCCATCCATTGTCTTTCCATTGATACTTCATCATAAAATGAAGGAAATTAGTGGTGCGATATAGAGAGAGACAATGAAACTGTTTCTGAAATTCTTCAATATATTTTTCTTCTATAGGTTCTTTTACTTGGTCGATGTAATCATTGGTGTAATCGCACAGAGGAGCGTGCATATCACGCACCGTGATATATTTCGGTTCAAGAGCCTTCACGAGTCTTTCAATACTGTGCTTTCCGCAAGGAGCAGAAGAGAAAACCTCGTGCAATACGCAAGAAAAGTTGATACAAATTTCACTCCCATCGTAACGAGCAATTACATCCGCAATCAGCAGATTCAACTCGTCACCGCCATAGATAAACTTTCTATCAGCAACATTTTCGTGCATATTCTCACGAGCACGAGCAAGCAAATCCTCATTAATATCAAAACCATAGAAATCCATAGAAGGAAAAATCTCACGGAGCATACAAATCAAAGAAGCATCAGCACAACCAAAGTCAATCACACATTTTGCGCCGATAATCTTATCCATGAAGAACGCTTTATCCCACAGAGATTTTTTCATTTCTTCAGTATAAATATCAAGATTCATAATCAATCCTCCCTTTCACAATTTCATTATATACCATTATAGATTATTTGTCAAGGGGCAAATTTTCAGCCGGCCCGAAACTTAGGGGTTGACAAATTTTAAAATTTAATATATAATATAGAGGAAAGGAAGGAATAGACATGGAAAAGATCGTAACAACTATCGGATTCACTATCTTCATGTTCTGTCTGTTTGTTGCCCTGTTTACCACTAATGCGTGGTTATGGGGTTGTGGCATCGGTTTACTGATTTTCGGATTCGGATGGTATTATTGGGAGGATTAAACATGATTGAAATGGTACGTTGGGAAGGTTCTTGTAATAGTTGTTGCAAAGAAAGTGACGATTTGCGGCTTATCTATGTTACTACTCCTCACGGTAGAACTGCTATGGGTATGCAACTTTGCCCTAAATGCCGCCGCCAGCTTGTGAAAAAACTGATTGCAAATAAGGAGGATTAATATGGAAAATAACTATGAAAACTTTAAGAGGTACATGGAAGTTGCTTCTTATGATTGTTCTTTACAGTGCAGTAAATGCAAATACAAAGAATTCTTTACTGATGGCCATTGTCTTGGCTCTTATGAAGGATTCTTAACCTTCACAGAAGATCCCGATGTTCTGTTTGAATACATTAAACAGTATGCACAGGAAGCATATGATAGAGGATATAAAGATCATTGTGGTCCTGTCGGATGATGAAAAAATATAGCATCTAATATGCTATTATAAGTATGTAAGAAAGAGAAAGGAGAAACCACAATGGACGAGTTCGAATTTGACATGGAAGAGGATTACCCCGAGGACGATTACTACGAGGACTGGGACAACCTCGAAATGGGATTCGATCCCTACATGGGGTGCTACTCGGACGACTGCTAAGCGGTCGCCCGAGCGGGCCGGCCAAAAAAGTTGTTGACATCGCGCCCGGAACATGCTATAATATAGGTGTAGAAAGGAAGGATGATCATGGATTACATCGGATGGCTTACCCCCAAAGCGGAACTTATCAAATGCAATCAATATGGACACCTTGACACGGCACGCTGCCTTGTAAAAGAATTCGGCTATCCTATTAACGATAGACCTTTTGATGATATCCTTCTCGATAATGGTTGGATTCGAATTTCTATGCAGACTTTCTATGATAAGGGATATATGATTTGGTTACCCAAACATATTACCGCCTATCAGCAAGACTTCCTTGATGATATGCTTGACCACGTATATGACAAACTTTGCAAAGTTGCAAAAGAAGTGCTTGAAATGCGGGGAGTTGCGTGACCCGCATTTTTAGCCGGCCAAAATTATTTAACAGAATTGTAACAAAATTATACTTGATTTTGTAACAAATCTATGGTATTATAATAATGTCGAAAGGGACAAGGAAAGGAAGTAAAGGAAATGGAAACTCGGAAATTCAAAGACCATCAGCACGCAAGCGCATGGGTAATCACCCACGAAACAGGCGAACAAGTTCTGATCAGCTACATGACCGCCGTGGCTGAAGTAGACGCGGAAGGCTGGCTGAAGATCAACACCATCAGCAAGCCCGATGGTTCTTTCTCTAAGACCTCTCTCATGCACATCGGTTGGTTCATGCGAGAGCTGGGGATCACCTACGAACCGTGCAAGCTGGCTCGTCAGCTGTTAGCTGATCACGCAAGAATGAACATTCATACAGGGGAGGTAAAGTTCGATGTCGTATAAAGATACAGAATTCAAGCAGGTTTGCCCTTACAATTGCTTCAATGAATGCTTCTACGAAGTATGCCCGTTTTTCACCTATGAAAAAGGTGAACATGTATTTACTGACTTCTCTCCTATGCAGTACCATCAACGTCCTACACACACATATAAGACTTATATTAAGTCTATCGGATGCCGTAAAGTAGAAGCAGAAATCAGAGCAAGCCACCATGAACCTGATAATATCGAAGTTAATGTTAACAATCGTACCGCAGTCCATTCCTCTCTTTTCTGATAACTTGAGGGTTCGCCCTCAAGTTTCAGCCGGCCCGCGTAACAAAATTGTAATAAATTTAGGGATTGACATTATCTATAAATTATGATATAGTATAGGTGAAAGGAAGGTAGACAGAAATGAGTAAGAAGAAGAACAAGAACAAGCCGAAGACCTATGTGGAAATCTTCCAGTCTGAACGCAGAGAGTTTCCGCAGGGTTATTGTGTAACCCGTGTTATCCCCGACAAGCGCAACAAGCCCCCGAAGCATAAGGGGAGGGATTGGGAATGATCTTACGATACGCGGTCAATAACCGCTTTAACAATGAAGATCATTGGGTCTGTTTCCCCCATTATATCAATGCTTTACTATATGCCATGCGCATTAATTCAAAAGTTGTACGAATAAAGGAGATGTATAAGTAATGGGCCTCAACTATTGTCCCTTATGCGGTAGCAACGAAATCGATGAATATGACTTCGGTAATGACAGCAATGGAGAAGATGTTGTAATCTTTACAACCCATTACAAATGTCCTCAATGCCACAATAAGTTTTATCAAGAGGAAAGATATGTTCTCAAGAATGTATCATGGGAGGTTGTTATCGATGAAGAAAATCACGATTAAGCGCGTTGTATACCATGATGGCAACGGAAAAGAAATCATCGGCGGTAAAGAATACGATGGTAAACTGACCAATGAGAACATTCTCGGCGCGTTGCATGAAGTGGGATATACTAAATGGATTGGCTCAAATCTTTGGGTCATGAAGAATGGCATTCCTGTCTATCGTGTCACTGTTGAACCTTTCGTGCAGTATCAGAAATCTTGGTATGATTTGGTTTTAGACGCAATTAGACGCGTCTAATTCCAGCCGGCCGAAATTTGTGCTTGACATTAATATTAAAGTATGGTATAATATAAGCGAAAGAGAGGTATATTGAAATGCGTAATCCCTATCGTATCAGACCCTATGCCGAAAGATTGATTGCCGCGTGGGAAAAAGTTCCTGAGATGCGGCTTGGGCAACTGCTTGAAAATGCGGGAGTTCAATTCTATACCGAAGATGGTGAAATGATTCGCCGTGTGGAAGAATTTGTTAAGGAAGTTACAAAAAAGGATTGACAAATTAACTCCAACATGCTATAATAATAGTGTCGAAAGGAGGAAGGGTAGATGAGTCCACCGCACAATTAAGCCAAAACACGGACTACGGTATAGTTCCGTGCAGGCAGTAATGATTACCGCAACTTTGTTGGTTTCGCTCACGATCAACATCGAACTAAGAAGAGCAGCGGTGGTCTGATCAGCCACCGCCATTTTTTTTATTAAAAATAATACTTGACATTTTTCCAAAATTATGATATACTATAATTGTTCCAAGGGAAGACATCCTCGGAGGCATACCACACGAAGATGAGAACAAAATGGAACGTTTAGGTCGCCAGACGAGACGTGGCGTCCGCAAGGGGAGCGTAAAGAACCTTGACCTTTAGCGCTGATGAGCACAGTTAGCTTTCCAATAGGGTAAAGCGAGACAAATCCCAAGGGGCGATGGTATGCGCCCTTTGCGCCGGCCAATTTAACAGAAATGTAACAAATAGTTTACAATTCTGTAATTGACTTTCTCACAGGATGTGGTATAATATAATTGTTCCAAGGGGAAGGACGAAAACACTAACCCAAGTAGGGTGCGCAACCGAAAGGGCAGTCTAGAGGTCAAAGGAAGTAGAGAACTCTTGGAATAGTGGTACTGACGAGTGCCCAAAGGTAGATTGGTTATACCTTACCCAAACTAACCCGTCAGCAATGATGATAAAAGTGCCGTACTTGACTACGAGAAGAAGCGCATCCGCCGCGTGAGAGCGACGCTCCAGGAGCGAAAGAATGGCGTAACCCACAACGAGAAGATGGACTGCCAACTGGTAACGATGTTGGTGACATTTAGAAGTAGTCAAGGCAAAAACTACTAGGTTTGAACAGTAAACCAAGTGCCACTAGGAGATAGTCGCGACTATCTCCTTTTTACATTTTCGGCCGGCGCGATTTAACAGAATCTTAACAATTTATCTATTTTTTTGTAACATATTTATGGTATAATAATCATGTCGAAAGGGAGAGGGGCTCCCAAGAAAGAACTGCGGTGAGTGGGTTAACCCTCCTCACAGTCGCAAGATGCGATACTCACCGCAGAACGAAAAAATACTTGACATTCTCCACAAAATGTGGTAGAATAAATACGAAAAGAGGAAGGAAAACCTCACAAACCAGAAAGGGTAACCGCCATGAAGAAAGGCACTATGCAGACCATCGTCAACTACATCAACGCCAACGGTGTTGAGGAACTGTTCGGAGTGCGGGACGAAATCGTTGCCGAGCTGAACAAGAACGCCGAGAAGGCTCAGGCGAACCGCGACCTGTATGACGAGGCGAAGGCTGTCGTCATGGAGAACCTGGACGAGACCCCTGTCACCATCGGTGAGCTGTATGAGGCTATCGAGGACAAGCTCCCCGAAGGCTTCACCAAGGGTAAGCTCCAGCATGGTATCACCAAGCTGTGGGTCGCTGAGATCGTGAAGATCGAAGGTAACCCCAATCAGTATCGGAAGGCGTAAGCCTTCCGATACCTAACAAGGTAATCAATGGGGTGCGCGAGGAAGTGGCAAGCGCGAGTGTTGCAGATCAGGTGGGAACAAGCAACACAAACCACGAGGGTTCGACCGAGGGTCTTATCCCTAAAAGACTCCCACGGCGTTGAAGGGTCACGTAAACCTTGGCAGAAGTCCTTTGGTAGTATGCCCAGTTCTGCCTCAACAAAAACGAGAAACTGCCCACCGTTAACATGGATTTCGCACTTAAACTACCACCGACTTACGTTTTTCGAAGGTATGTGGCTTAGTGGCAAACGGTATATAAGAAGGCAAAGTAAAGTGCATTTGGGTGAGTAGCCTAAAGGTTAGGCAACTGTCTGTTAAACAGTCCCATGTAGGTTCGAGTCCTTCCCCACCCGCTCATTTTCTAACCTTCTTCTTTCCTTTCCATGGACACGTCTGCGGGCGTGTCCGCCTTTCGGCCGGCCGAAAAAAGGTGTTGACATTTTGATTTTTATATGCTATAATATACATGAACAAAAGAAAGGAAGGTATCAATTATGAACACCATCACTCAGAAAGCCACCGCCGCCTATGCAGAAACCTTTTTCAACGCCATCAAGATGGGTCGCTATATGCAGGAAAAGGTTCAAGCTCTCATCAATGATATTCTGACCCCCGAATATCAGAGTAAGAAGCAGATTTTCGACCAGTTTGCTTCTAAATTTGAAGGACATACTCCCAGTTATATTCTGGAAGAACTCGTCAATCACGGAGTAATCGAGAAAGAAGTCCGTGAAGAGGGAATTATGCGTATTCCTTATGAAGATAACATCAGCTTCCGTGATATTCGCAATCTTCGTTTTGAAGACGGAGTAATGAAATTCAAAGAATTTTGTGACGAAATTACTCTTGAGCTTTCTACCATATTCATTGGAGAGCCTTACAACAACAGTGAATATCGCCATGTCAAAGGGATGCGAGTAGTACCTCTTCGCAGAGCCTACTACCGCTTGAAGGAGTGCTAATACGCACTCCTTTTGGGCCGGCCGATTTAACACAATTGTAACATATTATTAACACTTCTGTTATTGTATTTCGGTACAGATGTGCTATAATATAATTGTTCCGAGGGGGAACACGGATTGCAACCGAGTTCCGAACCACCCCAAAGTTCAGCGCAAAAAAGCTTACTCGGCATCTGCTTCCAGAATGCGCTATATAAAAGTAAGGGAGATGCCTGGTAGAATGTGATTCCGCTACAGGATAAACCTAAATCGTAACACGCGGACGAAAGTGAAAGAATATTCGAGTGGTATTGATATTCAGACGCTTTTGAAACAGTGAAAGTTTGAGGTAGAACTATCCTACTGTGAAAGGAAAAAACCTTAGCGCAGACCCACAACTATCTGCTCCGTTTCTTCCAAAGCTAACGGTAAAAGCATTGGATGGCTTTTAAGGACACCTACCAACAGGATACGTTGTTTCGACAATGACAACAATGGAGAAAAGGATTGTTGGAGAGAAAGAGGAACTTGTGGGAAGTTCCTCTTTTTTCTTGACTTTTATTTTATTTTGTGTTATAATAAAAATGAAAGGAGAGATAGTATGTGGATTGAAGACTTAATGAAAGCAATGTGGATGCTTAGTGACCTTCGATATATTGCTCTTATTCAGCGTATAGAAAATAATGTTATCTATATGACTGATGGACAAAAATATTTTATACCTAATTTAGTTGAAATATATAATGAAACATATGGTGAGGAGGACTAAGGTAATGCTTAACTACTTTCGTGATCATGAAGTTTTTTGGAATGATGTAATCATATGGGCTTTGAAGCACATACACCGTGCAGGCGGTGTTCATCAGCATACCTTTTATTACATTCTTTCCAAGTGTCAGAAAGATACCGCCAAAGCACAGCTTGCGCTCTTTGAGAAGGACTATAATGGTGAAGGTTGGCGCACTAACGAGGAGGATTAACTATGAAAAAGTGGAAAATATTTCTGATTATTGCCATGTTGATTGCCGCATTAGTAAGTCTTACTGGATGCGATGCCTACTACCGCCCCGATGATAGCAATTGGTCTTTTGGGACAGATGGTTCAATCTTTTATACTCCAGAAGAAAGCAATTGGACAATTAAAATTTGGTAATAAAAAGGAGAAATTAATATAATGCATATTCATATTCCCCTTACCCCTAAAACCATCCCCCTTTACAAAAGACACCTTGAAAAAGGTTCTTATGAGAAAGATACTTACGCGACCAACAAAGATCGCATGGTAACTTTTATCAATCCTGATAGGAATAGTCCTTATCGTTATCATCTCCGTACAACCGACGGACGCTATCTTTCTAAAGCCAAAACCACTGACGAGGCAATCCAATTCCTTCTGACAGGCGAATACATTGATTGCTACGATCATATCGCACAGCGGTGGTAATCGTAGTCGGCCGGCCAAAAAATTTAACAGAATTGTAACATTTTACCCCTTGACTTTTCGCCTATCATCCTATATAATATAGGTACAGAGAAGGAAAGGAAGGTACGAAAGAGTGAGAACGATTTGGTGGGATATGGATGGCACGCTCGATGATCTGTATGCGGTCGAAGATTGGCTTCCGAAACTGCGGGCTGAAGATCCTACTCCCTATGCAGAAGCTGAAGTAATGTGGAATATGTCTCAGCTGGCTCGGCTGATGAACAGGGTTCAGCAGATGGGATACAAGCTGGGAATCATCAGTTGGGGCGCGAAGTATAGCTCCGATGAGTATCTGAGAGCTGTAACCGAAGCGAAAAAAGTATGGCTCAGCAAGCATCTTGCAAGCGTAAACTTTGACGAGATTATCGTGGTAAGCTACGGAACTCCGAAAAGCATCGTGATGCAGACCGAAGATGACATTCTGTTCGATGATGAAATCGGCAACCGTGAGAACTGGCTCGGTGAAGCCTATGAACCACAGGACATGGTGAGAGTGCTGAAAGCACTGCTCGGAATTGGGTGGTAAGAGTAGACCTCGGTCTACTTTTTTCGCCGGCGCGAAATTGTATACAGTATTCATACTTGACAAATTTTAAAATTTATGATATAATTATATCAGAGTTAAAGGATAGGAAAAATTTCCTACTTGACAACTCGTTCAGATTGTGATATAATGTGACCGTAGAAAGGAGATACGGATTATGGGTATGACGAACGCACAGTTGGAAAATGGTCTGCGGAAGCAGTATCTCGACCTCTTCAAGGGAGCGGTTGACCGTGAGATGGACACGGACGCACTCGCCGTAAGTGCAAGCGAGTTTGTGATCCCTTGCACCGATGCCGAAGGCAATGAGCGGTGGGTCATGGTGAAGGTATCTATCCCTCGTGGCACTCGCAACGGTGAGGGCGGTTACAATCCTTACGATGGTTACGCCGCCGCCGAAGCCTATGAACTTGAACTTGAGGAAAAGGCAGACAAGAAGAAAGCCTCCGAAGCCAAGAAACAGGCGAAGATTGCCCAGGATGAACGCAAGCGCGCCGAAAAGAAAGCAGTTGCCGAAGCACGCAAAAACATTCTGGAACTCCGCAATATCCCCCTCGACAAGAAGGAGGATAAATAATGCTTACTGAAGCAAAACAGGTCCGATTCCGTACAACTTCGGACACAACCGAGAGTCAGCACGTAAATGGCGGAATTGCCATATATGATGGCACTCTTGAAAACAATTTGCAATTTGTAATTTGCGGTTGTTGCGGTGGAATTTTCGAGCCGAAAGAGATTGCCTTTATTCGGCCCCTTGAATGGATCTCAATCAGTGAAGAAATTGTGGGCGAGTAATCGCCCACTTTTCTTTTGTCCGTACAACTTTGGGCCGGCCCGAAATTTAACACTTTTGTAACATTTTTCTTGGGCCGAGGGGTTGACTTTTGCTCAATATATGGTATAATAAGTATGTAAGCAAGGGAACAACGTAGAAAGGATAGTTACATGAAAGAT